GCCGGTGGTCGTTTCGAGGCGTGGCTCTCGTGCCTTCCGTGAGGTCGAGTAGTCGTTTGTGCAGCACGTGCAGGTAAGGGTGGGGCCGGCAATCGTTAAGTTCGCTCAGCACGGTGGACCGGACGTAGCGTGGCCCAGTTACAGTGTCGGTTATACTCCACGCGCACTTGGACAGGTATCGGCCGAGCTTGCGCGCTGGCACGTACTTTACCGTGTCCTCGTCGACGTCCAGCGCCCTGATGAAGTGGCAGCTGAAAAACTCGGCGTTGGCGAGGTCGTCGCAGACGTCCAGCTCGGGGCGTAGTCCTAGGTCTTTGAGCACTTCGGCTATATCGGCTTCCTTGAGCGTGGCGGACAAGGCTGTGACAGGCATTCGCTTGTAATCCAGGGAGTCCTGCGGCGTGACGAACGTCAGCAAGTCGTCGCCGCCAGCAAGATAGTACCTTGTCGGCTTGTCGAGCGTGTACTTGGAGACCGTACGCGTGGCTGCATAGACGTGCAGGAGGACATTCATCATCGTGTTGCCCGAACTGGTGTCCGGGTCACCCGATGCCACTGTGCCGTTGATCGCATATCGCGTCCCGCATGGCATGCGACCGTGCTTGAAGATGCCGTACGATAAGACCTGTAGCACCGACACGCCGTACTCAGTGCGTTCTCCGGCGCCGAGCTGGGCGTACACGATAAGCTTCGCGCGGATTAGCCGTTCGTGCATTGAGTTGTCGAACCTGCTCTGGTCCTCGCTCACAAAGTAGGCACTGTTTGGTGCGCACCTGTTGGCGAAGGACACGATGTCTTCCCCGGTGGATGGCCAGCACACGGTCGACTGCTCGTGGTCAAATAGGCGCTTCAGCCATTCTGCGAAGGACGCCAACCATGGGCCGACTAGGACGTTGAATTCGTCTGTGGCACCTTGGATGGTGCGCGGGTCATAGCTTGCCTCCTCAAGCGGCGTGTCTACCTTGCCTTTCTCGACTTTGATGAACGCCTTGCGCCGGCACACTCTGTGGAGGTCCGGGACGGTAGCGAGCATCTTGAGCCGCGCTCTTTCGTGGAGCACGCGCTTGGGCTCGGGGAACCGGGCGTTCCACTCCTCGAAACTCATGGCCCTGACCAACTTCGGGTAGTCTGGCTTGCGGCCGAGCTTTCGGAGCATAGCCACGGCGTCTGTCTTGAGCCAACACTCGAACGCGTACATGCGCTCAGAGTCGTATGGGTTGTCCAGCGTGGCCCTGTTCCGGAGAGCGATTTGCTCGTTGTCGAAGTCGGAACTGCACACCGTGGGCACGAGCCCACCCAAGCCGATGCCTTCCAGGTGCAACAGGTCGCGCGATTTGCCATAGCGCTCCATTTGCACGGACACCCTCGAGCCTGGGGCCTGTTCCTTAAATGGCCTCGCCATGGTCTTGGTGGGCAGTCGCTTGGCGCCGACGTGGTACACACCGTCCGGTAGCACCTGTGGTTTGGTGCCGTCGAACGTGGCAGCGCCGCTAGACGGTTTGCTGCGCAAGTACATCCACACAGCCCATAGGGTGGACAGTAGCGCAATGGCTCGCACGATGGTTTTCGACCTGGCGTGGCGCACGACGACGTTCCACAGGTTGGCCTCGACCTCGGCCCTTTCCGCTCTCTTGCCATAGTACGCGGCAACGAAAGTCAGCACGACGCCGGCCGCCATGAGCAGCTTCTTCCAGAGCGTTCGGCGTGTGAACTGCAACGCGCGGAGGGTATTG